AAAAAGATAATATTATCATGGGTTATAAGTTTGTCTACTCATCTTATGATGAAGAGGGTAAACATATAGTACCTGATGACCCTACTTATATCGGTTGGGTTGAGGGTATGGATGATGATTTAAATATACGTATGGCTATATCACCTAAGATGTTAGAAGATAGTGGAGATGATGAATTTTTATATACAAGTTTTGATTATGCCGCTGAGGAGTTACGTATCGCCGCTAATTTAAGCCGTGAGCCTAATTGGGTTGATGCTTTTGTACATGGGGATGACATTCATAAAAGGTGTTATTCTTTAGATACTGAGTTTTTGACTAGGGATGGTTGGAAAACATATGAATATATTGGTATTGATACTGAGATTGCACAGTATAATGAGGATACAAAAGAGTTAGAGTTTGTTAAAGCTGGACATGCTTACTTCAATGAAACTGATACAATGTATCATTTTGTTGGTAATAATACTGATTTATTGGTTACTCCTAATCATCGTATGTATGATAAGGGTAGAGATAATTGGTACGTAAAACGAGCAGATGAGTTGTATAAAAAGAGGTATTATCATACCATTTGTAGTCCTATATCTGATAAGGTGCTGAGGGACTCTGATACTGTTATTGATAGTGGAAATATTGATATTAATTCTACATATCATAAAGATGGATTTAGCATTTCTGTAGATGATTTTGTTGAGTTACTAGGGTATGTTATTACAGATGGTGGCACTTGTTTACGTGCGTGTGGGACTAAGACAGTGTATTTCTCACAATCTGAGGTTAAGTCAGATGTATTGAGTAAAATGCAAGACTTAAATAAAAGACTTGGTGGACTCTTCAAGGAAGAGATTGACTATTGTAAAGGCAAAGAAACAACTATATGTGGGAGGACATCTATTTTAAATGGGAATTTTCATCGATTTAGTTTAACAAGTTCAGCGTTGTTTGATACTGTTGTTGAATATATTGGTGGAAATTTAAAGAAAGATAGAGTTCTTTCTAGTAAGATGCTACAATTTAGTGATAGGTTACTAATTAAATTCCTAGATGCTATGTATGATGGTGATGGTTTACATGATAATAGGGAAGGAAGAGAGAACTCTAGAACTTTAGTAGTGCAGTCTAAAAAGTTAGTTGAACAGTTACAATTAATTCTTATTAATATTGGGTACTCTACAAATATTAGAGATGTTTCTGATAGATATAGTACTAATTTATATAAGTTAAATTATGTTAAGGATAAGAGGGTTGTACGAGGTTCAAATAGAAAGACTGAGATTATCAAGTATGATAAACCAGTAAAGTCTGTATGTTTTGCTGTTCCTAGTACGTTACTATTTGTACGTAGAGATGGCAAGACATCTGTTTGTGGTAACACAGCTGTAGCTATTTGGGGTGAAGAACATTATAATAGGGATTATCGTAAGATGGCTAAATACGCCAACTTCTCTATTTTGTATGGTGCTAGTTCTCATTCATTATATGCTGATAGTCGGTATGGGTTTAAATCTTTACAAGAGGCTGAGGATTTCTATGATAAGTATAAGAAAGCATTACCGACTTTATTCCAATGGCAAGATAGATTAATCTATAGTGCTAGACGTAAGGGTATGTTACAGACATTCTTTGGTAGACCACGTAGGCTACGTTCTTATTATGAGAATAAACAGATAGGTTTTGCTAATCGTAGTGCTGGTAATACAAGTGTACAGGGTGTTGCTGGTGATATTCTTAAAATGGTAATGATTAAGTTGTGGAGAGCATTATTTAATAATGAAGAATTCAAGAACGATGTTGCTTGGAGGGTTGCTATCCACGATGAGATTGGTTACACAATACGTGCTACTAAGTTAATGCGTATATTAAAGATTATTAAAGAAACACAATCTGTTAAGTTACCAGAGTGGCCAGTAGAAATTATTACTGACCCATCTGTTGGATGGTCTATGGGTAGAGTGTACGATTTTCACATGGTTGAGGATGATTCTGAGTTAGGATATCATTTTGAACCTGATTTAGCTTAGGAGATTAGCATGGAAGAGTTTATTTTTGATAGCTTAACATTTGATGATTTAGTTAAGTATGTTGATACATCAAAAGTATTTAATATTACTAAAGGTGAATTTAATCAAGTTAAAGTATACTTAGCAAGTTATGAAGATGAGAAGCTAGGTAGTGCTATTGAGCGTTTAGATGTTGCTTATCACATTGGTAATAAATGGTCTTTGGTAGATATGGGTAAAGTTGAAGGCTTTAATGAAGTACCATTGAGTTGGTTATTATCAGATGTTGGTGATATTGATGATTGTTTAGTTATTTTACGTAGAATGTCTAATATGGTACTAGATAAGAATAATTCTAGTTTATCTACATATATTTATCATATCGTAGATGATGCTTATGAGTTTGTTACTTCTAATGCTTTAATGAATGGTAAATTAGCTAGGTATGGTATTAGGTTAGATGGTTCTATTGATGATATTCTTGATATTATCAATAACAAAGTTGACAATGATTACGATAAGAATTCATTAATTTCTTTTATTAGGAGTGGTGTTGCTAATGAGTGATATGTTAGAGTTAGTTCAGTTAGGTAAGAATGTTCGATACATTAGGGTTAATGTACTAGAAACAACAATATCTGAATTCTCTAATTTAACTGGTATTAGTCGAGATGTAGTATGTAGGATTGAGGATTTAAGGATGGACAAGGGTTCAAAGACTTGTCCATCGGTATCTACTATCTTAAAATTATGTAAATCTCTAAATATTGAGATTGGCGATATTATGGGTAATGATATCTCTTTAAATGAGGATGCTTTACTTAATTTAAAGGAGGTTATTTCTTGTGGCAATTAGTGTTGGTAGAACTTTAAATGAGTTAAAGCAGATGTCTTATGATTGTGGAATCAATATTCCTAGTAGAGAAGATGGTAAGTCTTTAAAGAAAGAAGATTACATACTACCAATTAGAGAGCATAATCTAACTATTAGGTATGGTAGTGTTGAAAATACTCCTGAGCATTTAAAGTTAATGCTACAGTTAAAATCACCTATGTTGGCTGGTAGGATTGATTCTTTTAAAGAAGAACAGCAACAAGAGGTGTGGGATTCAGATAATTGGTCAATGGAACAGAAGTTAAATGGTGTTAGATGTTTTATTATTAACGATGGTACAGGTATTCACTTATATAGTAGACATAATAGTGATATTGACTTGCTCCCCATAGAGTTTACTGAGAAAGTTAAATTACCTAAAGATTTCTCATATGGTAGGTTAGATAGAACTTTTATTTTAGATTGTGAGTTAACATCTGATAACCCTAATATATGTACTGTGTTAGATGGGTATGGAGTAGATACAAGTTCTCAGTTACAAGCAGTTACATCTATCTTAGGTTCTAATACTGATAGGGCATTAGATATTCAAGATTTTAATGATTTAGACTTAGTGTTTAATGCATTTGATTGCATTTACTGTGATGGTAGTTGGATAATGGATACTCCTTTATGTGAGCGTAGAGAATATTTATCAAACATTATCAATATGTTGGTAGATGCTAATTTTAATGCTAGACCAGTTAAGTATGTAGTAGAGAATAAGAAAGAATTTTATAAGCATTTAATTAGCTTAGGGTTAGAGGGTACAGTTGCTAAACGATTAGATGGTGTGTATGTACCTGATACAACTAGGAATTTTAAAGGTTGGGTTAAGTGTAAGAGGTCTTTATCAGATTCACTGAGTGCATTTAATTCTCAATCGTCTTTAAGTGCTTTTGATACATTAGATGATGTAAGTGGCGATATAACTTTTTCATTTGGTGATACTATTGATGCTTTTATTACAGGCTATGAGTTGGGTAATAAGGGTTCTGCGTTTGAGAACATGATAGGTTCTATCTGTGTTTCTGTGTATGTTGAAAAAGAAGATGGTACACAGGAAGTTAGAGAGATTGGTAAGTTCAGTGGTTTCAATCTTGATATGCGTAAGAATATGGGAACTGTTGTAAATGGTAAGACAGTACTTAAACCGGAATACTATGGTAAAGTTGTAGAGATTGATGGTCAACAAATTACTAAAAATGGTAGGTTTGCACATTGTGTATTTATTGGGTTTAGATACGATAAGCTAAAGGATGCTTGTATTCTTAAAGAAGAATTTTTAAAATCACAGCTACTGTAATTTTTACTTGATTTTAAGTAAAAATAGTGTTAAAATTTTATTATCTAATGTTTTGAGGTGCATTATATGAATTACAATAAATTAGATATGAATGTGTTCATAGAAAAACTCTTAGAACATGTAGAGATGTGTCCTTGTCTTTTAATAGGTAAGTATGTTACTGAGTTTAAAAAAGTATACAAAGATACAATAGAACGTGTGTATACATTAGATGATGTAAGGAATTTAATAGATTCATACGATGGTATTTCTAATGTAAATAGTAAGTTCTTGGTATTAGATGGTATTGGTTTTTTATCTCATGTAGGTCAAAACTCACTATTAAAGTTCATTGAGGAGTCTAAGTTGCCAATCATCATTTTATCTTATGGTGATAAAATCTCACCAATTATCATGTCTAGGATGAAGATAATTGTTAAAAGGTGGGATGTCGTAAAGAATTTAAACTTCTCTAGTGTAGCTGATACAATAGCATACATTAATGAGAAAAATTCAACACGAGAGGATAAGATGAGTGAGTTTGATGAGGTACAGATTATGGCTAATATGTGTCCTAGTCTATACTCAATCAAACAGCAAGCCGGTGATAAGTATGGGTATACTAATAGTAGATTAATAAATCTAATGGTTGGTACTAAGAATAGGTGATTCAGTGGGAGACTATAGTTTAATCAATAAAGTAGTAAAGGTTGAAGATAGTAAAGAGGGAATAAACTATTTAGATTTAGTTTGTTTTATGTACCCTAACTATGAATTACGTACTGAGTTTAATATTTTAGATGGTAATACTGATATTATATTTGTTGGTAAAGTTAATTCTAGTGTTGTAAAGTCATTAAAAGAAAACACTAGAAGTTTTATAGCAATTAATAATATAGGTATTCAAGATATTGACATGACTATTAGAGATATAGCTATTAAGGTTCTCTATGATAGATTTAATAAAGAGCCTAGTGATAAGACGCATACAATGTTAACTTCTATGACAGAATATGATTTTATTAAGTACTTTAAATCTTTTTGGGTATTAGGTAGGTCTAAGATTGATTCTGTTGACATATCTTTATGGGATTTATATTGTGTATTAGGTAAGTCTAGACACGATATACTTAAAATATATTTAGAGTTACGTGAGGTGTATTCTGATAGTATGATATTTGGTGGTGTACTATCTTTTTTAGAAAAGTCTAGGAACTTAGAGGATGTTGTTACTAATAGTGGTAAGTATCTTAGGTTGCTAGTTGATTTCAATAAATCATATGATAAAATGATTGTACCTATTATTCAGAAAGTTTACACGATGGAGTGTAGAAGTGATTCTGATAGAGAGTATCGTACTTTGTGGTTGTTAATGCAGTTAGGTAAAGGAAACATGTTATAATGTCTATACTTGAAATTGAATTAGAAATGAATAAGGTTGCTAAGGATTTACAAGATAGAATTTATCAAGTATATGATACATATTTGGTAGAGAATAGAAAAATCATAGACCTACCTACTTATGAGGCTTTATATCGGAGTCCTAAACTACAGTATGAGGTTTCAGAAAGATTGATACGTACTATAGATGTATTAAATGATTTAAAGTTACGTATTAGTGTTGTTAATAAGAATTTATCAGAGATGAAAAATTTACAGGTGACAACAAAATCAGATTATCAGTTAGTAGCTAATCTTAAATCTAAGGTAAGTAGGTACTATGATGAGTTTACTGAGCATAAGTTTCAGATTTCTGATTTAATTAAAAATGCTAATAACAAACTTAATACGATTAATGCTGTTAGGTTTGTTAATGAATAGATTATTGTATTATGAAATGAAAGGAGACTTATGGGAGAAAATGCTTTTAAGGACAGATTAGTACATGAATTTAAAGAATACTTTCCTAATGATAGTTCGCTACAAAACTTTTGTACGTTAATTATCACTATGAAAGATAATCCTGATTACGCTTTATCTGATGTAGATAGGGACGTTCTAAGGAACTCTATTAAGGACTTATCTGTTTTCACCTCATTAGGCATCTATACTAAGGTTCTTGGTAAGATGAGTAATGATGTTAAAAAGCAGTTAGATGTAACTACAAGAAAGAGGGGTAGTAAAGTTTTAGGTAGCAATACTACTTCTAATAATGTAACAGCTACTGTGTATGAATCTAATAGGTTTGATTTAGGTTTTGAGATAGAGCCAGTTAAGGTTTCGCATACTCAGAATATTCAAAATCAAAACAGACCTGTTGGTGTTAAAGAGTATTCTAGTAAATCTAATACGTTTACATTAGATGGTGTTGATTTGTCAACAGCAAAAGATATTCCAACTACTACATATGAGTCATATTCTGATTATGATACATATGATGATGTGCCTACTGTTAATGTAGATGATTTAGATTATTAATTTTGGTAGTTAGCATATTGCTATTACAATATATTTTAGTTTCCAATAAGGAGAATTATTATGTCTGAGATTGAAAATTTTGATGCTATGTTTAATGGTTCTAATGAATCTACACCTGTTACTGAAGTAAAAACAGAGAATGTTACAAATGAGGTAGCAACTGCTACAACTACAAGTGTAGCATCTCCTGATAGCTTTGTAATTAGCATTGAGAGTGCAGGTTCTAGTTTGTTAAGCGATTTGGGAATTAAGCCTATTTCTTTTGGTGATAGGATTCAACGTGTTCCTATCGAAAAGTATAAAGCTAAACAAGGTAATATTGATAGAATTTCTATTATTTCTGAGCAAGTATTACCTATTAAGTATCATTATATCGATGGTAAAGGTTCATACTTGTGTACAGGTGGTAAATGTTGTCAATTAATGGGTGACCCAGCTGTACGTTATCTAGTACCTATTTGTGTGTATGATACAACTAAGAATGGTGACCCTGCATCTAGCAATATTGAGTTAAAAGTATTGTCTATGGGTAATGAGTTATATCAAAATATTGGTATGATTGCTAATGCTGGCAATGTGCGTAGTTTGGGTGGTATCACTCATGTTGATATTACTGTTAATTGTACAGACGAAAAATATCAAAAATTATCACTTATCCCTATTGGTGAGGCTATGTGGAGAAAATCTGCTAAGGCTGTTGAGTTTTTGAATAATAAATGGCAAGAGTCTGCAAGTGAAGCCTATAGGGCATTAGCACGTAGTGTTGATGAAGCTACATTTGTTAAATTATATGATGAGGCTAATTTTGGTGTAAAACCAGAAGAAAATCAAGGTTTTGGTGGAAGTGAAAGCAACTTCAATTCCTTTGGTGGTGCATCAACTAGCAACTTTGATGAATTCTTCAAATAATAAAAATAGTTAATAGTTGAAAGGATAGAGGTACTAGCATAACAAAACATTATATGATAGTATCTCTATTTTTATGATATATGGTTATTTTAGCTATAGACCCTAGCTTTAAGGCTTTATCTTTTAGTCTATATGATAGTGATACAAAAAAGGTTTACATAGACACTGTTTCATATCCTTTGGGGACTTCCATTGGGTTTGAGAAGATATTTGATGCGGTTCATGTGCAGTGGTATCAGTTGCATAACAAAATAGATGATTACATACAAAAAAATAACATATCTATTGATGTTGTTATTTCTGAAATACCACCACCTGTGGGCAACTTTTCAGCTGGTTTGTATGCATTAGATTATACTATCTTAAATAGTTTATTTGAGAAGTATACAACAATAAAGGATTTATTTATATTGTCGCCGTCTTTCTTGACTAAGGTTCATGGTAGACGTGGGTATAAGAAGAGTGAGAGTACTGCTTTAGTTAAATATTTTATCGATGAGGTATTATCTGATAGTTTCGATGTGTATATACCTGATAGTGTTTCTGCTAAAGGGAGAGTATCAAAAGGTAGACTAAATAACGATAAAGCAGAGTCTTTTATATTTTTATTACGTTTAATGGTTAGACTTAATATTAATGGTTTAGCTAGTAAGATAAAGAGTGAGGTAGAGGGATTATCTCATGAGGGTGAAAAGTTATTAAGGAGTAGGTAATGGCAAAAAAAGAAAAGTCATCCGTTGATGATTTCGCAAAAAGCATTAAGAAGTTGTCTAGTGAGTATCATTCATTAGATGCTCCTGAGTTTGTTAAAAGTGGTTCAGTTGTACTAGATTCTATATTGGGTGGTGGTATTCCGCGTGGTGTATTTATCTTGTTATCATCTGATAGTGGTTTAGGTAAATCTACAGGTGCTTTACATGTTAGTAAGGCATATTGTATTCAAAATAAAAGGGTTTTGTATTTAGATTTCGAGAGTGGTGTTAATTTAGCACAGCTTAATTCTATGGGGTTATCTAGGTTTAGGTATGACCCTAATACAAACCCAGATGGTAATTTCTTCTTATTCCAAATTCAAACATTTAGAGAAGCTGATAAGATTTTGGATGAGTTGGTTGAGAATGTTGATTTAGTTGTTATAGATTCTGCTACAGCTATTCTAACTGAAAAGGTAAAAGAATCTTCGTCTGAAGATGTGCTACCAGGCATTGATAGTAGGGTTATGGCTACATTCTTAAAAAGACATAAGTCTACAAGTACACGTGCTGGAACTTCATGGATTATCGTAAATCAATTACGTACTAAGATTGCTATGGGTTATGGTCAACAAACTGCTGAGGTTGAGGCTGGTGGTAAAGCACTCAAATTCTACCCTGACATTCGCTTAACAATGAAGAAAGCTTATAAAGGTACATTAGAGCGTACAGAACAGACAGCTGTAGGTGAGCAAAAAGTTCCTTTTGGTGCTATTTGTGAGATTAAAGCTGTTAAGAATCGATACGAACGTCCAGAAATTCCTCTTAAATTAGCTATTATCTTTGGTAAAGGTATTTCTAATGAGTATGCATATTATGACTTCTTAGAGCAACGTGGTAAGATTGTTAAAGCTGGTGCGTGGTATACAATTAAGTTGGGTGATTCTCCTAAAGTACAAGGTATGAATGGTGTTATTGATTGGATTAACACTAATCGAAGTCTTGTTAAAGATTTCATTGAGTCTGAGGGTGGTTATCGTTTATTGTTAAATGAAGCTAGTACTGTAGACTTAATTGATGAATCTTATGATGAAGAGGTTTTTGATGGCACAGAGGTATTTGACGAACCTACTGAGGATGATGGTGAAGAGTAATGTCAGATAAAATAACTGTAGATATTAAAGACTTTCAATCTCTTAAAAAAGCATATATAGAGTTAACTCCTGGTATTACAGTTATCACTGGTGCTACGAATAATGGTAAAAGTGCTATTATTCGTGCCATCGATTCTGCACTTTTTAATCTTGGTGATGATGCTATGGTTAGAGGTGGTCAGAGATATTATGGTGTTAAAATATCTAATGATATTCATACAATGCTTATGGCTAGGGATAATGTAGGGAAGAATGAGAAAACTGCCTATCAGTTTGATGATGGGACTGTTCAAAAGAAAGTTGGTAGAGGTCAGTTAGAAGAGGTTTCACGTATGTTCAATATACGTGAGGTGAAGATGAATAATGGTACTAAGATGAAAATTAATTTTTGGTATCAAAATGATAAGCCTTTCCTAATGGATAAGACAGCAGGTCAACTTTATGAGTTTTTATCATTGAGTTCTTGTGATAATTATGCTAGGGTATTAAAGTCTTTGGGTAGTGATGTTAGGTCAATTAATTCAGATATTAATACGTTAACTACAGAGATTAATACATACAAGTCATTAATTAATGATAAAAAAGACTTCATCTCTAAGAATGATGGGTTTGATTTAGTATATCAAGAGGCAATAGATGTTGACGCAATGGGCGATTTATTGTCAAATGTAGAAGGTTTATTAGATGATGTTGATATGTCAAACAATACTATCAAAAAGCTTGATAACTTAAAGTTAAATATTGATATAAAAATCTCATCTATTGATATTGATAGTGTTAGTGCTTTATATCAAGATATTATTTCTCTAGACTCTGAGGTATCTTCATTGTGTGAGTTGTTGGATTACATCGATAGTACTGGTGGTAAGATTTCACAACTAGATAGTGAGCATAAAGAGTTAAAATCCAATATTAGCACGAATGACACTTGCATAAAAGATTTCTCTAATATCATTAATGATGCTGAGTGTTTACATGATAAGATTGATATTGTATCTAATGCTTTGGTTGATGTTGAAGAAAATATTAAGTCTAAGGATATAATCGATACTAGATTAAGTTCCATTAATGGTGATTTGTGTACTTCTATCGATGATATTTCTAGAGAAGTAAATATATTAGATGATAACTTTAGTCAGTTAATGGTCATTGAGGGTTGCTTAAAAGAGTTAGATAGTAGTAAGGAAGTGTTGGATTCCTATGCATCTAAGGTTGAAGATGTAAAAAGTAAACTATCTGAAAGTGATATCGAGTTTGAGCAGTTGAAGAAAGATATAGGATATTGTCCGTACTGTAGAAGGGAGTTTGTATAAAATGGCTACAATCGAAGAGGTAAAAGCTAAGTTTGGTAGTGTTGAGAAGATTAATCAATCACTTAAAGATGAGTTAATTCGTACTGAGGAACAGTTGAAATCAGCTAAAGATTCATATGATAAGGCTGTTAGTAAGTTATTTGAGTTAACAGATAAAGATACAATAGAGGATGCTAGGGTATATATTTCACAGCTTAGAGAAGAGTACGAAAATAAATTAAATGATTTAAATAACAAATTATCAGAATACTTAGATAAAGATGGTGAATAGTATGGTTGATACTTCTATTATTCGTAGGGTTATCGAGCATAAAGCAATGATAGATAGTGCTAAAAAAGATATAGCTAACATGTCTTATGCAATTAGCACTAAGTCTGAATCACTTAAAGAGTTAAATAACTTGAAGAATATAAGTGAATTCTCTTTTAACTATCTTGATGTTTTAGTTAAGGAAGAGTCTGGTAAATTCATTAAGCATTTAAATAATATATTAGATTTTGGTGTAAAATCTATATTCGATGATTGCAATTACTCTATTGAGATTAGGGTATCAGATAGTTCTAAGGCAACAATTCATTTAGTGTACGATGATGAGAATGGTGTTAAGTTAGAGCCTGATATTAAAAACTGTGGTGGTGGTATTCGTACTGTTGTTGGTTGTTTATCACAGATTGCATTTATAACACATTATAGGTTAGAGCCTGTGTTATTTATTGACGAGGGTTTAAGTCAATTATCTAGTCAGTATATACCTAATTTCATGGAATTAATTAATCAGATGGCTGAGAAGAATGGCTTAAAGATTCTTTTAATAACACATGATGATAGGTTTACTTCATATGCTGTTAGGCATTACGAAGTTTCTAAAGGGAATACTAAGTTATTGAGAGGTGGTGAGTTTGGTGAGTGATATTCATTTAAAATTAGAATATGGTGAAAAGATTGCATTTATTTCTGATGTACATGTGGATAGTAAAATGCCTGACTCACGTGTTGATGATATCATTGTAACTCTTAAAGATAAGTTAGTTGATATTCTTAATAAATGTGTTAATGAGAATGTTAAATATGTATTCTTTGAGGGTGATGTTGTCAATAGGGTTCAATGTCCTTTTGAACCTATTACAATGTTAGCTGATATACTATTACAATTTAAACAAAAAGGGATGAGGTGTTTCTCTATCCTTGGTAATCATGATATTGTTAGAAATTCATTAGAAAACTTAGATAAGAGTCCTATTCAGATTTTATTTAAGTTAGGTGTCTTAGAGCATATCAACTTAGAGACTAGGGTTATATTTAATAATTCTGTGTTGTTAACAGCTGTTGATTACACAGAATATCCTATTAAAGCTGATAGTAGTTATACAGTCAATATATTATTAGCACATATGTTCTATGGTAAAAGTGGTTTTCTTTCAGATGAAAAACACAATCTAATAGACAATAATATACTAGATTTAGGGTATGATTTAGTTGTGTTAGGTCATGACCATGAAGACTATGAAGATGTAGTTGTAGGTTCAACTAAGATAGTTAGACATGGTTCTGTTCTTAGAGGTACATCTCATAACTATAATTTTACAAGAAAGCCTAATTTTGTAATTATTGACGACATAAATAAACCTAAAGAAGTCAGACGTATAGAGATTGCTCATAGGGATTATAAAGATGTAGCTAGTGAGTATATTTTAAATAAGAAAACATTTAGTAGTATTAATGCTCTACAGGATGTATTATCTAATCTAGCTGATAAGTTAGTTGATACAACTGAGACTGATTCAGATAGGATTTATAATATCATTATGAGTGACGAAGAGTTACCTAATGATTGTAGAGAGTTGTTACTAAAATATATCAATGAGGTTTAGTTCTAAATGGCTTTTAAGTTAGAAAATCAGTACACGTATTTATTTGAGGATTTTCAAGTAAATAATGGGTATGATATATTCATGAGGTATCAAGATAAAAATACAACAGATGATGAACGTGAGTATTTAGAGTCTGTAGTTAAGGGTTGGATTCTTGATAATAATTATGAGGTTGCTAGGTTAACATATAGTGATGATTACATGTTGTATAACGTAAACTCACTGATGTCTTTAAATGTTTCTGATATTTATTCAGATTGTGAATTTGGTGTTAACAGTATAGGTGTTTCAGTACTACAAACTTTCTTCCCTGAGTTAGAGGGTGTTGATAAAGTTAAAGGTTGTTGTATGAGAGACTTTTGTAAAAGGTCTGAAAAGTCTTTTACAAGATATGTACGTAAGCTTTTGAAGTATGGTAAATCACCTAATGATATGCGGAGTATGTTTGCCTTTGTTGGTGCAGGATATTGCTCAAATTTCAGACCAGCAACAGCTAAAACCATATACGAGCTGTATGGTAAAGAAAACTCTAAGGTGTTGGATACATCAAGTGGTTTTG